AAAATTCCACCTGATGTATTGGCGGAAATTGCGTATAAATGGGGAAATATGTATTCAGCGTATATTGTAATTGATATCACTGGTGGTATGGGAATTGCAACATCAAGAAAATTACAAGAACTTGGATATAAAAGTATGTATGTTGATGGTGTTGATTTAAATAACACTTGGAAATACGATCCGAAAGCCCTTGATAAAATTCCAGGAATTAACTTTAACAATAAACGTGTTCAGATTATTGCGGCATTTGAAGAAGGCATGAGACACAAGTTCAGGATTTATAGTTCAAGATTGTATAATGAAATGAACACATTCGTATACGTGAATGGTAGACCTGACCACCAAAAAGGTCACCACGATGACCTTATTATGTCCATATCAATAGCATTATATGTTGGTGAATCATCATTCTCAAGTTTGGAACGAGTTACGGAACAAACAAAATCAATGTTGGATTCTTGGACGGTGAATAATAATGAATCAATTAAAGATATAATAACCTTTAACCCTGTAATACCACATATGAATCAAGATAGAATTAAGGACAATTCAAGTGTAAATCGTAAGGATTATGAAACATATGGTTGGTTATTTGGTGTTAGATAATATTTATGTAAAATGGGATTAGTAAACAGAAAAAGATCGGGGAATATAATTGCAGGTAGTAAATTAATAGTACCTGGGCGACCAATATTAAATGTTAAAAAATTTGAGGTTACCTTCAATAAGAAAGGATCATTACCTGATAGTAGTAAAGGGAACCCACCTACACCACCACCAAGTAATACGTAAACTATTTAAAAATATATAAAAATATTTAGATTATTAATATGGAACAAAATCAAAATAATTTTACAATTTGGCAAAGATTGTCACAAGCATTCGGTCCAAATTCGTTATTAAACCAAGATTATCCAACATATAAACTTGACAAAAAAGAATTGTTAAGAACTACGGATAAGAAAGAATATGAGGCAGAAAAACTTCAGGCACAACAATCAATGTATTTGTCAGGTCAATGGGCGAAAATTGAAAATAATTTATATACTCAAGCAATTTATTATGAACCAACAAGATTAGCATCATTTTATGATTATGAATCGATGGAATTTACTCCTGAGATATCAACTGCGTTAGACATATACGCTGAGGAATCTACAACACCAAATCAAGATGGTTATATTTTACAGATTTATTCTGAATCAAAAAGAATAAAAGGTATCCTTGCCGATTTATTTAATAATGTATTGGATATTAACACAAACTTGGCGATGTGGACAAGAAATACTTGTAAATATGGTGATAACTTTGTGTATTTAAAACTTGATTCTGAAAAGGGTATTGTTGGTTGTATGCAATTACCAAACATTGAAATTGAACGTTTGGAACGAGGTATGGACGCAAGATCGGTTAATGCCGAAGTTAATCCTGACCAAAAAGGATTGAGATTCCATTGGAAGGTAAAAGATATGGAATTTAATTCTTGGGAGATTGCTCACTTTAGATTATTGGGTGATGATAGAAAACTTCCTTATGGAACTTCTATGTTAGAAAAAGCAAGACGTATTTGGAAACAATTATTGTTATCTGAAGATGCGATGTTAATATATAGAACATCAAGAGCACCTGAAAGAAGGGTGTTTAAGGTGTTTGTTGGTAATATGGATGATAAAGACGTTGAGGCGTATGTACAACGTGTTGCAAACAAATTTAAACGAGATCAAGTTGTAGATAATAAAACAGGAAATGTAGATTTAAGATTTAACCAAATGGCGGTGGATCAAGATTACTTTGTTCCTGTTAGAGACGTAACACAAACAATGCCAATTGAGACATTACCTGGGGCACAAAACTTATCTGAAATTGCGGATATTGAATATATCCAAAAGAAATTGGTAACCGCATTGAGAGTTCCAAAGGCGTATTTAGGATTTGAAGAGGTAGTTGGTGACGGTAAAAATCTATCATTACAAGATATTCGTTTTGCAAGAACCATCAATAAGATTCAAAAAAGTATGATTGCAGAAATGAACAAAATTGCAATCATTCACTTGTTTTTATTAGGATTTGAGGACGAATTACAAAACTTTACATTAGGTCTTACCAATCCATCAAAACAAGCGGATTTGTTAATGGTTGATGTATGGAAAGAAAAAGTGTTATTATACAAAGATCTTGTTAGTGATATTCCAGGTACATTGGCACCAACATCCGCAACTTGGGCGAAGAAACATATCTTTGGTTTCTCAGATGAGGATATTAAGTTGGATGTCCAACAAATGAGATTAGAGAAAGCGGTTGCCGCTGAACTTGTAAATACACCTACAATTATTACACATACAGGTATGTTTGATACAGTGGATAAATTGTATAAAACTAAATCAGGATCTACAGAATCTGCACCACCACCACCTGAAGGGGGAGGTATGGATTTAGGTGGATTAGGAGGACCACCACCATCAGGACCACCACCAGGACCTGAACTTGGGGGAGATGCGGGAGGATTACCTGAAAATAAAGAAAAAAACAATTTAAATATTCTATTAGAAAGTGATGATATTCACGGAGATTCATATATTGATTTAAGCCGAGCAAAAAATTCTTTAGGATCAATTGAGAATGAATTGAGTAAATTACTAAGAGATTGATATTTATAAATAAAAAGATTATGAAATTTGGTATATTAAAATCTAAAATAGAAAATACATTGGTTGAGTCGTATAAGAAAAATACGTTCAAAAAAGATATGTTTGTATTTGAGGAATTGATCCTAAAGAATAAAAACATCAGTAAATTGTTTTACTTGTATGATGAACTTAATTCAAATAAAGGACTTAATGAATCAATTGTAAACGAATACATCAACCAAAGTGTTGTACTCTATGAGAACTTAATTAATAAGATCAATCCTAATGATTTGAAAGAAATCCAAATGTGGGTTGGTCATATCCAATGTGAGAATAATTATAAAAATATTGATGATTTATTCTCCACTAATGTTTTAACACTTGAGAATAAAATTCAGAGTAAAAAAAATATTATGGAATCTTTAATCAAAGAACCAACAACAAAGAAAGAAGTTGTGAATGTTTCTATTAAGAAAATGGTTGAGGTTGCAAATAAAACAGTTTCAAGTTATATTGATACTTTGTCTGAATCAGATAAAAAAGAATTGAAGTCCTTACTATCATCAAATGATGAAACAATTAAAGAATCTTATTTTATGTTAAAGGGTGGAGTTCTAAGTAAATTGGAAAACCTACAGGAATCAGAGCAAGATAATGATGTAATTTTACGAATAGACGAAACAATTGAAAAGATCAAAAATGAATCTTTTGATAAGATGAGTTATTTTAAATTACGTAAATTAAATGATAATCTTTAATCGTTATTAAAACTTTGACGATACTTAGCTCTGTTTTTAGTTTCTCTTTTTTCAACTGACTTTTTAGTAAATTCTTTTCTATAATTTAATAGAGAATTTTGTCTTGTTCTAATTACCTTACTTTTCAATTCTTTTAGGGCTCTTTCTATGTCCCCATTTTTATTCACTTTAACAATTAACATCTGATTTTTTTATCGGTTTATTATATTTGATATATATCACAAATATACTTATTATTGTCTAAAATAAACGTGATAATATGAAAAAAATAGATGAAAAAAGGAAAAACTTCCAAATTGATCGGGTTCAGGTCTTCAAAGGTGGTATATGGAACTGTTGATTCAAAAGAATTTAAATCCCTGTACCTTAATTTACAAACTTGGGTTGAACCAAAAATTGATCCAGAATCTTGGAATAGGATTGTACAAAATATGAGTAGGTCAATCAAACATTCCGTATATGACAATATAGATAAAACATTATTTGATGATAAATTTATTGTTGATATGGATCTACGAACAAGCGGATTACAACCAAAAAAGAAATCATTTATGAACCTTGAGATCAACCTATTCTTAATTGATGAAATTGACTTCAAAGACATTAAACTAAAAAGAAAATTAAAAAATATTATCAAAGGAATATATGATGATGTAATTACAAAGAATACCAACTTTAAGTTTTATTTAACAAAAAACGGAAATGTAAAACCAAATAAGGTAAAAATAGAGAAAGTTTAATATTTATATAAAAAACTTTTGATATGAACGAAAATAAAATATTAGGTCCAAATGAAACAGGTCGGGGGATTCTTGTCGAATACGACGCTGGATACATTGACCCATCAGATAAATACAATTCATCAATAATTAAAGAATCTCAAAACTTTTTGGATCACTCAAAACCATTTGAGTTTTATGCGGTATTACAGAAATATAATACACCAAACAGAAATGGTAGGGTATATCCTGAAAAAGTGTTAAAGCGTGAAGCGGAAAATTATAAAAAGATGATTCAGAAAGGAATTTCCTTATCTGAGTTAAATCACCCTGAATCATCTTTAATTGACCTTGATCGTGTATCTCACATTATTACTGAGGTATTTTGGGAGGGTAACGTATTGTTAGGTAAATTAAAGTTATTGACAAGCCCAGGATTCCACCAAAGTGGTATTTGCTCAACTAAGGGGGACTTGGCAGCAAATTACTTACGTCAGGGTGTAACATTGGGTATTTCTTCTCGTGGTGTAGGATCACTTAAAAAGGTGGGAGAACAAAATGAGGTACAGGATGACTTTGAATTGATTTGTTTTGACTTGGTATCATCACCATCAACACCTGGGGCATATCTATTTACGGATAAGAATGATTGGCGTAAATTTGATGAGAATTTAGATGAAGAGAAAAAAGTAAACTTGGGTAGAGCAACGGGAATGGATTCTTCATCTGTGGATAAGACAAAAAGTTTAATGGATAAATTAAGTAATTTTCTTGACAAATAATTTAATTACAACTATGTTTCTTAAAAAAAATTATGGAACAAGGAGAAAAATATTTTGTAGCAAAAATCACTTCTGATCTGTTGGATACGGAATCAGGAAAAGTGAAAAAAATGAGAGAAGAAAAATTGGTTATGGGTTATACCCCAACCGATGTTGAGGCTAAAGTCACTAAAGTATATGAAAATTATACGATGGATTGGAGAATCACTTCAATTACTGAAAGTAAAATTGATGAGGTTATTGACTAACTAAATTAAAATGATAAAAAAGGATGGACAAATGTTCATCCTTTTTTTTTGCCTAAAATTTAATTTTTTTCACCTAAAAACACTATTAAAATGAATTTTTTGAATTAGTCAAGTATTTATCTGTAAAACAATTTAAAAATAATGAGCAAAAAAGAATCATTAGTAGAAGATACATTTATCCAATTGAAAAATTTGGAGAATATGATATCTGAAAATGCACAAGGAATACTTGAGTCAACGATGACTAAAGAAATCAAAGAATTAGTAAAAGAGTCTCTCAACGAACAAGATGATGAGGAGATTGATGTAGATGCCGAGGTCGATGAGCCCGAGGCTGATAACGACGAAATGGAAATGGATGACATGGATATGGACGATGAAATGAATATGGACGATATGGACATGGACGATGAAGAAGAAATAGATATGGATGATATGGAAATGGATGTTGAAGATGATACCATTGATTTAACAAACGCATCAGACGAAGAAATTCTTCGTGTGTTTAAAGCGATGAATGATGATGATGGTATTATAGTAAAAAAGGAAGACAATATGTTGCATTTATCAGATGATAATGAAGATGTTGAATACTTAATCCAACTTGGAGAATCTGAATTTGGTACGGATATAAACATGGATTCTGAAATGGACGAAATGTATGACATGGAGGAAATGGACGAAATGGAAGATATGGACGATGAAGTAATTTATGAATTACACATTGATTCAGACATGGAAGATCGCAAACCATCTATGAGAGGTCATTTCTTTGATCGTGAAGATGAAGAATCCGAATGGGATGATGAAGACATTGAAGATGAAGACGAAATGGATTCTATGGAAGATGAAGACGAAATGGATTCTATGGAAGATGAAGACGAAATGGATTCTATGGAAGATTATTTCGACATGGAAGAAGAGTACGTTATGGAAGCTTCAAAATTCAATGCAAAAGGAATGGGTATGGGTAACGCATCAAAATTCAAATACAACAAAAAACCTAATCAAGACGGAGGTTTCGATGTTAAGAAAAAACAAGGAACAAGAGGTGTTGGAATGGGTAAAGCAAAATTCGAATACAAAGAGGAAGTTAACACTGGAAGAGAATCTAAAAAATCTATTATGACTAAAAAACCTATGGTTAAAAATTCTATGGATAAAAAACCTATGGTTAAAAAAATGGAGACAAAAGAGGCTTCAAGAACTTACGCTAGCGGATCTAAAGAAGGTCGTGGTTTAAGAAAAGGTATTACACCTAACAGAAACCTAACTTTTGAATCTAGAAACGAAGAGTTAAACTTACTTAGAGAGAAAAACGAGGAATATAGAAAAGCACTTAATCTTTTCAGAACTAAATTGAATGAGGTTGCAGTATTCAACTCAAACTTGGCTT